GGTGTTAGCGACGGTGTAAATGGCCGAGGAATTTCTGCACTTGATGACAACAGCAATAACAACCGTGCGTCGATTTTTATTGCTGCTGGCGCTGCGCCGCTGTCTGTATCTGCGCGTGTGGTATCTGGTGGTGTTGCGACAAACCCCGCAAACACAGGGAGCATCGCGCTTTCGTCCGTGGCAAAGGCCGCTTTAACTTACGCCGTTGGCACAAATCAAGCCGCGCTGTGCGTAAATGGTGCGGCTCCCACAACAGCATCGCCAGCGGCCACGCCGGTTTCGCCAAATGTTCTAAGGATTGGCACAATTTTCGGCGTAAATAATTTGGGTGGGTGGGTGCAGCGCATCACCTACTACCCCCGCCGCCTGCCCGACTCGGCGCTGCAATCGATCACGGCCTGACCATGTACCACGACTACCACATCCGTGCGCTGCCTGCTGACTGGCCCAAGCTGATCGGCCTGGGTGTCAAGCTCGGCGCGCTGACGGTCAGCGAGGATGTCGTGTCGGCCACGACCCCCGGCTGCTGGGACTTCATCGGCGTGCTGCACAAGCCCACGGGCAACGTCATCACCACGCCCGAAGGCGAGACGCCTGAGATGGCCCCGGTGACCGACGACAAGGGCGTGGCCTATTGGCACGCCAACCTGCGCACGACAATGCACCTCGGCGCTGTGGCGCGTGAGATGGCGCAGACGGACCGCGACATTGCCAAGGCCATGAAGTCGCTGGGCAAGTTCTTCCTGCTGGACGAGGAGGGCAACCCCCGCGCCCCGAAGCAGCCTGCCAGGGGGTACGCATGAGCATCGCACAAGCACTCCGCGCCTCGCTGCGCTCCAAGACCGTCTGGCTGGGCATCATCACCGCCGTGCTGTCGGTGCTGCAAGGCTTCGTGTTCAAGCTGCCCCTGTCGCCTGCCGAGCAGGCTATGGTCGGCTCAGGGATCGCGGTCGCCATCGTGGTGCTGCGAGCGATCACCACCCAGCCGCTGTCGGAGAAGTGATGGCGAAGTCTCCAGCCTGGCAGCGCAAGGAGGGCAAAAGCCCCACGGGCGGCCTCAATGAGAAAGGCCGCGCCTCCGCACGCGCCGAAGGCATGAACCTCAAGGCCCCTGTCAAGTCAGGCGACAACCCCCGCCGCGCGTCGTTTCTCGCCCGCATGGGCAACATGCCGGGGCCTGAGCGCAAGGACGGCGAGCCCACGCGGCTGCTGCTATCGCTACAGGCTTGGGGCGCGTCGAGCAAGGCAGACGCACGCGCGAAGGCCAAGGCCATCTCGGCGCGGAACAAAGGAAAGAAGTAGTCATGGCCAACGTGAAAATCTCCGCTCTGCCGGCCGCTACCGCAGCAACCGGCACCGATGTTGTGCCGCTGGTCCAGAGCGGGGCGACGAAGAAACTGTCGATGTCGGCGCTGCTGGCGAGCCCGACTCTGTTCGGTGCCAACGTGGCCACATGGCTTGCGAACCCGACGAGCGCGAACCTGGCCGCAGCCGTCACCGACGAGACGGGCAGCGGGGCGCTGGTGTTTGCCGTCAGCCCGAGCTTTACGACTCCCAGCCTGGGAGCGGCCACGGCGCTGACGATCAACCGCGTCACGTTCACGCAGCCCGCTGCCGGGGCCACGCTGACGATTGCCGATGGCAAGACGCTGACGATCAACCACTCGCTCACGCTTTCTGGAACTGACGGAACGGTGATGACGTTCCCGACCACCAGCGCCAGCGTGGCCCGCACGGATGCGGGACAGAACTTCACCGGCACGCAGACCTTTGCCGGCCCGGTCGTCATTGGCGACACTGCTGCGCCGTCTGTTCAACGTGTGCAGATCGTCGGAGACGCTACTGCAGGGGCGGCGAACGTGCTGCTGCGGCGGTTCTCAAATGACGCAAGTGGGCCGAACTACGTCCTGTCAAAGAGCCGTGGAACGTCGGCTACGGCAACGACCATCGTGCAGAACGGCGACTCGCTGGGCGCTGTTACCTGGCAGGCGGCAGACGGCGCGACGTTCAGCAGCGTGGCGCAAATTGCTGCGGTCGTTGACGGTGCTCCGGGCGCTGGAGATTTGCCGACTGCGCTTGTGTTCGCCACGACTGCGGATGGCGCTGCGGTTGCCAATGAGCGATTTCGGATTAACAACGTCGGCAGCATCACATCCAGCAATCAGGCCGACGCGGTAGGATACAAGGGCATCCCCGTCAATTCGCAGTCTGCTGCGTACACGACGGTCATGGCCGACCAAGGCAAGTCCATTGTCCACCCGATCTCGGACAACAACGCCCGCACGTTCACCATCGACAGCAACGTCAACGTAGCCTATCCGGTAGGCACCACGATCACGTTCATCAACATGATCAATACGGTGACGATTGCGATCACGACCGACACGATGTACCTCGCTGGGTCTGGGGCGACGGGCTCGCGCACGCTGGCCGCATACGGCATGGCCACGGCGGTTAAGGTCACTTCGACCTCGTGGATCATCAGCGGGAACGGGCTGACATGAGCGGCATCGTTCAGGGGTTGATTGGTTCGCTTGCCGGCATACCCGCGCCTCCAACATCTGTTGAATACCTTGTTGTCGCAGCGGGTGGCAGCGGTGGCAGCATTGGTGGCGGCGGTGCAGGCGGTATGCGCGCCGGGTCGCTTTCCGTATCTGGAGGGGCGTCCTACACGGTCACAGTCGGCGCAAGCGTAACCGGCGTTAACGGCACCGGAAACAACGGCAACAACTCTGTTTTTTCGACCATCACCAGCACAGGCGGCGGCGGCGGCGGCGCGTTCTCTGCTACCCCCAACGGTCAGAACGGCGGCAGCGGCGGCGGTGCGGGTAGTGACAGTACCTCTCCGTTCAACCCCGGAACGGCCGGCACCGGCACAGCGGGGCAGGGCAACAACGGCGGCGGGAATGTGGCCGGCGCAACCTCTGGTGGTGGCGGCGGCGGTGCGGGGGCAGTCGGAGGTGCCGGCGCAACGAACGTCGGAGGCAACGGCGGCGCGGGTTCATCCAGCAGCATCACAGGCTCTGCCGTTACCTACGCTGGAGGCGGTGGCGGTTGCGGGCAAACGACGGTCGGAACGGGCGGAGCGGGCGGCGGCGGGAATGGCGGGAAATTTGGTGGCCCTGGTGCAACCGCTGGATCACCCAATACGGGCGGCGGTGGTGGTGGCGGGTACGGCACGACGGGAGCAGACAGCGGTTCAGGCGTGGTCATCCTTGCTTACCTAGCGTCCTTCGCTCCCATCACCACCATTCCCGGTGGCCTGACCTACACCGTCTCGACCGTCAGCCGACCCGGCTACCGGGTCTACACGTTCACTGCCGGAACCGGCTCGATCACGATCTGACATGGCCGCAATCCCCATCGTCGCTGGCATCTACTCGGACGCAGGCCCGGACATCCGGACGGCGTTCCCGGTGAACCTGATGCCCGTTCCAAAGGGCTCGGGGGTATCACAGGAGTACCTGCGCCCGCACGATGGCGTCGTAATGCTCTCCAGCACCGAATACGGTGCCGACCGTGGCGGCATCAACTGGCGTGGCGTGTGCTACCGGGTGATGGGCACGAAGCTGGTCAGCGTGTCGGCTGCAGGGACTGTCACGGTGCTGGGTGATGTGGGCGGGCCAGCGAGCGAGTACGTCACCTTCGACTACTCCTTTGACCGTCTGGCCATCGCCAGCGGCGGGAGCCTGTACTACTGGGACGGCGCGGCGCTGACGCAAGTCACCGACCCCGACCTCGGCACGGTGCTTGATGTCGTGTGGGTCGACGGCTACTTCATGACCACGGACGGCGAGTTTCTGGTGGTCACCGACCTCAGCAACCCGCTTGCCGTCAACCCGCTCAAGTACGGCAGCAGCGAGGTCGATCCCGACCCAGTGGTCGCGCTGCTCAAGCTGCGCAACGAGATCTACGCGATCAACCGCAACACCATTGAGGTGTTCGACAACGTGGGCGGCGAACTGTTCCCATTCCAGCGGATCGACGGCGCGCAAATCATGCGCGGCGCGGTGGGCACGCATGCCGTGTGCGTCTTTGGCGACGAGGGCATCGCGTTCCTCGGAGGAGGCCGGAACGAGCCACCGAGCATCTACCTCGGCGGCAACGCCTCCAGCGCATCGCTGGCCACGCAAGACGTTGATCTGCTGCTGCAGACCTACACCGAAGCGCAACTCGCCACGGTCAAGCTCGAAACCCGCATCGACCGGGCGCACAAGCTGCTGTACGTCCATCTGCCCGACCGCACGCTGGTCTACGACCACGCGGCCAGCCAGGCGCTGCAGATGCGGATCTGGTTCACGCTCACTAGCGCCACGGCTGGGTTCTCGCAGTACGATGTGCGAAATCTGGTGTGGGCCTACGACAAGTGGCTCGTAGGAGCATCGCCTTTGCTCGGGCAGGACTCACTCTTGCTGGCAGAAACTGGCGATGTGATCATCACGGAAGGCGGCGAAGACTTGTCAGTCGGCGTCTATGGATTCGCTGGCTATCTTGACCGCAAGATCAGCAGCCAGTGGGGCGAGAAAACCCGTTGGGAGTTCGTCACGCCCATCGTCTACAACGAGAGCAAGGGCGCGATCTTCCACGAACTCGAACTCGTGGCCCTGCCGGGGCGCGTGACGGTCGGATCGAACCCGACCATCTCGACCTCGTACTCGACCGATGGCATGTCGTGGAGCCAGGATCGGTTCATCGGGGCCGGGAAGACGGGCGACACCCGCAAGCGCCTTGTGTGGTTCCAACAGGGCAACATGGAGTCGATCCGCATGCAGCGCTTCCGGGGCGACTCGGACGCGCACATCTCCTTCCTGCGGCTGGAGGCGCGGCTTGAGCCGCTGAACGTCTGATGCCGACCCAGACGCCGCCGCTGCGATTGACGCGGGATCAGCTTGCCACGTTCCTGACGGATCAGAAGCAGATCCGCGCTTTCGAGAACCTGTTCTCCATCGTGGAGGACATCGCGCCTGATGTCGTGCAGCAGGTGCTACTCGCGGCCGGCAGCGCGCAGGCAGCAGCCACGGACGCGCAGGGCCAGGTGCAGAGCGCCGAGCAGGCGCTGGGCACGATGCTCGCGGCGTGCGAGGCCAAGGCCACGCTGGCGCTGCAGCAGGTGCTCGCGCTCAAGCACATCGCTGACTTCGTGGAGACCGCACCGCCACCGCGCGAGTTCAAGCGCAGCCGCTACGGGTCGTTCTACAGCACCGCCACGCAGACGGCGACGGCCATCAATACGGCCAAGGAAATCACGTTCAACACGACGGACTTGTCGCGGGGCGTGTACGTGGGAACGCCGACCTCGCGGGTGTACGTGGACACCGAGGGCATCTACAACTTCCAGACCAGCATTCAGCTTGACTCCACGGTCGCAACGGCGCAGGAGTTCTACCTGTGGTTCAGGAAGAACGGCGTGGATGTCACGAACTCGGCCAGTCAGGTGCGGATTCAGGGCAACAACGCCGAGGTGTTCTTGGCGCTGAACTTCTTCTTCAACCTCAAGGCCGGGGATTACGTCGAACTCATGTTCAGCGTGAGTGACCTCGGCGTGCAACTGCTGGCCTCCGGGGCTGTCGCTCCGCATCCGGGCATCCCGTCCGTCATCCTAACCGTCGCAAACAACATCGGGGGCGTCGAATCATGACCGTAACCGTTACCGTGCTCGTGCCTCCCAAGCAGATGGAGGCCGTGCAGACCACGCAGTACACCGCCACGAACGTGCGGGCCATCATCGACAAGGCCACCGTCACCAACACGGACACGGTGGCGCGCACGTTCTCGGTGAACATCGTCACGAGCGGCGGGGCGGCGGGGAATGCCAACTTGGTGATCGACACCCGCACCGTGCAGCCCGACGAGACGTACCTGTGCCCCGAACTGGTGGGCCATGTGCTCGCGCCGGGTGGGTTCATATCGACCATTGCCAGCAATGCGACCTCGCTCACGCTGCGGGTGTCTGGACGCGAGATTACTTGAGGGGTATGATGGCATCCGCTGAGTCTGTCGGCCGCCAGCAGCCACCGGGAGGTGCCATGCTGCGTGAGAATCTTGAGCAAGTGTTCCGGCTCCCGCCTGCTGCGGTGGAGTGGCTGCTCGCGCTGTACGATTGCATCCAGGTGCTTGACGACGTTGCCGATGGCGACAAGGTGGAGCGCGACAGTCTGGACGCGGCGATCTGGAATCTGCTCTTCGCGCTGCCGGCCAGCCCGTTCTTCCAGCAGCACAGCGCCGTGCTCTTGCCGCTGCTCTCGCAGGCGATCCTCAAGTGGCAGGCGTCTGACGCGGCCGAGCGTGCCGGGAATCCGTCAGCAATGGCCTTCGCGTGGCGTGCCGGGTACTACGACATCGTGCTCTCGGTGGTCTGCCTGTGTCACGGGGCAGCGGCGGCGGTGAAGGCTGCACCGTTCGTCATGGGGCTGTACGGCGAGAAGTTCGATGCCTACCTGAACGAATTCGAAGGAGGCAGCGATGCCTGAAATGACAACCGCTCTAGTGGCCGGGTCGAGCGTACTTGGTAGCGCCATGCAATCCCGCGCTGCGGGTAAAGCCGCAGGCCAGCAGGCCGACGCCGCACAGGCCGGCATTGAGGAGCAGCGCCGTCAGTTCGACGAGATGCGCAAGCTGCTGGAGCCTTACGTCCAGGCCGGCCAGCCCGCGCTCCAAGGCATGCAGGCGATGCTCGGGCTGCAGGGTGCAGAGGCGCAGCAGCAGGCCATCGCGGGCATCGAGCAGAGCCCGCTCCTGCAGGCGCAGATGCGCCAGGGCGAGGAGGCGATGCTGCAGAACGCATCGGCTACTGGTGGCCTGCGAGGCGGGAACCTGCAGGGCGCGCTGGCCCAGTTCCGGCCGCAGATGCTGCAGGAGGCACTTGACCAGCAGTATGCGCGCCTGGGCGGGCTCACGGCGCTCGGGCAGCAGTCTGCTGCGGGCGTGGGTGCGGCTGGTATGCAGACCGGACAGCAGATCGCCGGTCTGCTCGGTCAGCAGGGCGCAGCCCGTGCAGGCGGCACGCTGGGCCGTGCGTCACCGTTCGCCAGTCTGCTCCAGACCCCGCTGCAGATGTACGGCATGGGCGTTGGCATGGGTCGGATTCCGTTCCCGTCGTTCGGGGGTGCGCAGGCCGCGTTCTCGCAGACCGGCCTCGGCTCGTCTGGCTTTGGCACCGGGCTGGCCTACGGCAATCAGGACATCGGCCAGTTCGTCAGCGACCGCCGCCTCAAGACCGACATCACGCGCCTGTCCACGCGCTCCGATGGCCTCGGCGTCTACCAGTTCCGCTACGTCTGGGGCGGCCCGCTGCACATCGGCCTGATGGCGCAGGAGGTCCAGCCGCTATACCCCGATGCGGTGCTGCAGCGCGACGGCTACCTCATGGTCGATTACGGCCGCGTTCCCGGAGGCTGACATGGCACTCGGCCCGATCAACTACCAGATGCAGGTCGCCACGCCCTTCGAGAGCGTGCTGCAGGGGATGACTGCTGGCGCGAAGCTGGCGGACATCGAGGCGGCGCGGATGCAGCGGCTGGCTCAGACCGATGCGGCGCGGCAAGCGGCAGTGCAGGCTCAGGCGAAGTTCGACCGCGAGCAAGCGTTCGAGACGGCCAAGCAGTCCTACTTCGCCAACCCTGCCCGCACCGGAGCGGACTTCGACCGGCTGCTGGCCCAGGCTCCTGACAAGCAGGCTCTCGACGCGCTCAAGGCTGCCGGCGAAAGCGCGGGCGCGGAGCGGATCGGCAACGCGAAGCGGTTCTACGGGCAACTGCTGTCGGCCATTGAAGTCGATCCGAACATCGCTAGGCAGATCGTGGATGAGCGCATTGCGGGCGAGCAAGACCCGAACAACAAGCGCGGCATGGAAGTCATCCGCAAGGCGCTCGAGATCAGCCCGGAGTTTGCGCTTGAGCAAGTCGAACTGCTTGGAGGCGCGGGGCTGGGGAAGGATTGGATCGACTCGGTGGCCGAGGTGCGCAAGGCGCGACAGGCTAGGAAACTCGCCCCTCTCGAGGAAACCATCAAGCGCGCCCAGGCCGGCAAAGAGGGATTCGAGGCCACCAAGTCAGGCTACGAGGCCGGCATCAAGTACCTCGAGCTGCAGTACGCGCCTGGGAAACTGGCCGATGAGGTTGCCAAGCGTGCGGCCGATCTGAAGTTGACCGGAGCGCAGACCCAGCAAGCTGTCGCTGCTGCAAACGCATCGGCAGCAGCGGCACGGAAATCAGGCGCTGAGGCAGAGGCCGCGCAGGCCGCAGCAAAGCAAGCAACGGCCGGCATCATCCCCGCCGACAAGCGTCCCGAGGCCGAGTCCAAGCTGCGCAAGGAATACAACGACAACACCAAGGGGTTCTCAGAGGTTCGCGCAGCGTTTGAGCGCGTGAACGCTTCGCAGGACAACGCCGTGGGCGACCTGTCGCTGATCTTCGGTTACATGAAGATGCTGGACCCTGGAAGCGTGGTGCGTGAAGGCGAATTCGCCACGGCGCAGAACGCGGCCGGCGTGCCTGATCGCGTGCTGAACCTGTACAACCGGGTTCTGAGCGGCGAGCGCCTAAACAAGTCGCAGCGCGACGCGTTCAAGGGCCAGGCCGGCCAACTGATGACCGCAGCCCAGAAGCAAGAGCAGATCGTCCGCGATGGCATCACGCGAATCGCTGGCGGGATGGGCCTGAATACGTCGAACATTTTCTACGAGGCGGCGATTCCGCAGACTGGTGGACAGCCAGCCGCCATCCCCGGCGCAGCTCCAGGCCAACGCGCTCCCGCGCCTGCCGCTGGGCAGCGTAATGTGACGGTGGATTTCTGACATGCCGTACTCGATCACCACGCGCGACGGGATCACGATTCAGAACATCCCTGACGATGTTCCGCCTGACTCGCCTGAACTCAAGCAGCGAGTGGCGGCGATTCGTGCGAGTGGTGGTGCCGGTGCGCTTGCGCCTCCTCCTGCGCCTTCGACAACCTCAACTGGAGTCTCTGGTGCGATCACGCGCGGCCTAGCGCTGCCGGCTACTGGAGCGGCTCTCGGGGCTGCGGCTGGCGCTCCGCTGGCTGGCGTGGGTGCCATTCCTGGCGCGCTGGCTGGTGCCGGTGCTGCTACCTTGGCGCAGTTCGTGGGCGATCCCGTCGTTTCCACGATCAACAACCTACTCGGCACGAAGTACACGCTCCCGACGCAGGCGATGGAGGACTTGCTCACGCGCATCGGTGTGGCGCAGCCCAAGACCGAGGCCGAGCGCATACTCCAGGCTACGGCGGCCGGTGCTGCTGGTGCGGCCGGAACCGCTGCGCTTGGGCGCACTGTGCAGGCTGTTGCCGGGGAGGCCGCTCCCGTTGCCAGAGAAGTAGGACGCATGCTGGCGACTCAGCCTGCAGCGCAGATTGCAGGCGGCGCAGGCGCTGGCCTTGCAGGGCAGGGCGCGCAGGAAATGGGCGCGGGGCCGGCTGGGCAACTTGCCGCAAGCCTCGCGGGAGGTGTTGCCGGGGCTACGGCAGCCGGGCCTCGGCGCGTTCCGACGACGCCAGGACTCAGGCAGACCGCAGAGGAAGCCCAGCTTCGGGGCATCCCGGTAATGACCTCCGATGTGATGCCGCCCGAGACGTTCATGGGCAAGACCGCGCAGCGGGTGGGAGAGCGCATCCCGCTGATCGGCACTGGCCCCCAGCGCGCGGCCCAGCAGCGGGCCAGGATTGACGCTGTGCGCGATGTTCTGCGGCAGTATGGCGCGGATGATGCGGCCGGAGTCAGCGACGATGTGATGCGCGATCTGGCGAACAAGCGTGCAGCCGATCTGAGCAAGTACAGCAACCTCAAGGGCGAGGTTATCGAACGCCTTGACACGGCCGGAACCGTTCCCGTGCCCGCTGCCACGCAGGCGATCGACGATCAGATCGCGCAGCTGCAGTCGCAACGGCTTGAGCAGTACGCGCCGGTCATCAGGGTGTTGGAGGACTGGAAAGCCAGCCTGCAAGGGCAGGGTCTGAGCAATATTGAGAAGCTGCGCAAGCAGGTCGGTGAATCGTTCGCGGCCCCCGAACTGTCTTCCATCCGCAGCGCGGGGCAGACGGCCCTGTCTGCTGTCTATGGCCCGCTCAAGCGGGACATGGAGAACTTCATCACGGCAGTCGGTGACCGGCGCGATGTGACGAAATGGAAACTCTCGGACAAGCGCCTCTCAGCGCTGGCCGGCGAACTTGACATGGGCGCGCTGAAATCGGTTCTCCGCAGCGGCGAGGTGACGCCCGAAGTTGTGGACAACCTGCTCTTCAGCCGGAAGCCAAGCGAGGTGCGGCAGCTTTACACGAGCCTGACACCGGCAGGGCAGGCCAATGCGCGCACCGCGATCCTTGCTCGCGCAGCAGAGAAGGCCCGCTACGAACTTGAGGACGGAACGCGCATGTTCAGCCCTGAGCGGTTCAACGCGGAGATCAAGCGCCTGCAGCCTCAGATCGGTGTGTTCTTCCGTGGTGACGATCTGAAGCAGGTCGAAGGTCTGTCGCGCGCGCTGACCCTGACCCGCCGCGCTGGCGAAGCCGGAGTCGTCACGGCTACGGGTCAGGAAGCGGTGCCGTTCGTCGCTGGTGGTGCGCTTGCGGAAATCATGGGCACGCTCGGCGCGACGATTGCCACCGCTGGCGGTATCGGCGGCATGGCCCGCATCTACGAATCCGCTCCGGTGCGAAATCTGATGCTGCAGCTTGGCAAGGCGGCACCAGGAAGTGCAGAGGAGGCCGCGCTCGCTCGTAGGCTTATCTCGACCATTCAGACACAATCCGAGGCCATCGGCCGGCAGCCGCCGCAGGAGTAACCATGACCACCCTCTCCATCCAGCCCCCGTTCCCCGCCTTCACCGACATCGACGGCCAGCCGCTCGAAAACGGCTACGTCTTCGTCGGCACGGCGAACCTGAACCCCGTCACGAATCCCGTCGCGGTGTTCTGGGACGCGGCGCTCACGCAGCCTGCAGCCCAGCCGGTGCGCACGCTCGGAGGCTACCCGATGAACTCGGGCACGCCGGGGCGGCTGTACGTCAACAGCGATTACTCGATCCAGGTGCAGAACTCCAAGGGCTCGGTGGTCTACAGCGCCCCTGCGGCCGGTGAACGGTTCTCATCTGTGGTGGTGCCGCTGGACGCTGCGGATATTTCGTTTACGCAGAGCGGCACTGGGGCGCAGACTCGCACCATTCAGACCGACATGCGCGAGGAGATCAAGTCCTCGCAGTACGACACCCTGCAAAACGCAGTGACCGCTGCGTCTGGCAAGCGGCTGCGCATCATCGGCGCGTACACGATCAGCACCGCCGTCTCGGTGCCGGCAAACACCTACATCGTCGCCTATGCGGGCGAGGGCACCGTCACGCAGTCCGCGTCCGGGCAGAACGCCTTCACCATCGCAGGCGATGGCGTCGTGATCGACGGCGTGACCATCGTCGGCGGCAACGTCGGCTCAGGGTCGGCCATCCGCGCTGATGCCCGCTCCAACGTCACGGTCAAGAACTGCACCATCAAGACCTGGCGCTACGGCATCCAACTTCGTTCGTGCAAGAACTACCAAGTGCTCGACAACCGCATCTGGGGCGGCACGGCAGACGGCACCTCGTCGTCGGATGTGTTCATCTACGGCAACACCGGAGCCCCGAGCAATCGGGGCGTGATATCCGGGAACTTCTGCCTGAGCAACAACGACAACGGCATCAGCGTCGGCACCGACAACGGCGACCGCGAGATTTCCATCGCTGACAACGTGGTCTATCCGCTCGGCACCGATGGCTCCACCCCGCTGGCCGATGCTGCGAACTTCCGGCGCTACGGCATCGTGGTGGGCTACAACGGCGGCAACACCTCGCGCGTGAGCGTGACGGGCAACGTCGTGCGTGATGTCGCGTACAGCGGCATTTACATCCAGGCCGCCTCGCTGCCTGCCGGCGATGTCAACGTGACGGGCAACAACGTCACGCGCTGCGGCTTCGGCACGACGTATCCGTCAGACGCATCGCTGCGGTCGGGCATCCTGCTCATCGGGGGCGGCGGGGATACGGTGACCGGGAACGTGGTCAACGACTGCGAGACGACCGGCATCAAGATCGCACCGAACTTCACCTACACCTACGCCGACCAGCCGCGCCAGGTGGTGGCAAACAACGTCGTGCGGCGCACGATTGGCACCGGCATCCTGTTCACGAACAAGCCGCACGGCTACCTCATCACGGGCAATCGGATCATCAACAGCACCGTGTACAACGTCTACTACGAGACGACCACCTCTGACGGCGGGAACTGCCACTTCGTCGGCAACCACATTGACAGCGATGGCGCGGTGTCGGGCGGCTTCGTGATCGACAACACGAACGGCGGCACCGACTGCTCGGTGAGCAGCAACAAGATCAACGGCTTCGACAACTCCACGAACAACGAGTTCAACTCGGGCATCTGGTTCAAGGGCAAGGTGCACATCACGGACAACGTGATTACCAAGTTCCATCGCGGCGTTAACTGCGCAGACACGCTGGCCCGCGTCGTTGATCGTCAGTGCTCGGGCAACACGATCACGAACTGCGTGTTCGGCGTGAACTCGGCGGGCAATGGGCCGTGGGTCGTGAGCGACAACCGCTTCGACACCGTGACCACGCATGTGAACGGGTCGGCGTACCAAGGCGTGCTGCTGGTCGGACAGGGCATCGCGGGTACCATCCACACGCAGGCCAACGCGCAGCCGGCGACGGGAACCTGGGCGGTCGGTGACCATGTGATCCGACAGAATCAGGCAGTCGGCTCGGCAAAGGGCTGGTTCTGCACCGTCGCCGGCACTCCCGGCACATGGGTCAGCGAGGGGAACCTGTGATGCCGCGCGACAAGCTGCTGCACATCGGCCTGGGCGTCGTGTGGCTCTTCGCCACCGCGACGAGCTACTGGGTGCTCCTGTTGTGGGGCGTCGGACCGTTCCTGGCCTACCACACGACCGTTTTCGGCCTGCTGTACGAGGCCAACCAAGCGATCCGTAAGGAAGGCCAGCCCGACCTGCTGGACGCTGTTGCAACCGCTGCGCCTGGGTGGCTGGCGTGGCTTGCCCTGGAGGCCATGAAGTGAGCGAGATCGATCCCGTGAAGTTCGGCCTGCTGATCGGACAGGTCAAGACGCTGGAGACGCAGGTTGAGGACCTGCAGCGCGATGTCAAGTCGCTGCTGGCTCTGGCCAACAAGTCCAAGGGTGGTTTCTGGGCCGGCATGACCATTGCCTCGATGCTCGGCGGCTTGGCGTCGTGGCTGGCTTCGCACATGGGCGGCAAGTGATGACATTCGCCCTGAGCCAGCGCAGCCTGAACAACCTGACAGGCGTGCAGCCAGCGCTGGTCGCTGTTGTCAAGCGGGCCATCCAGATCACGAAGGTGGACTTCGGTGTGATCGAGGGTGTTCGCACGCAGATGCGCCAGCAGGAGCTGGTGAACTCAGGCGCATCGCAAACGATGAACTCGCGCCATCTGACCGGCCACGCTGTCGATCTGATGGCCTACATCGGTGACCGGGCGTCGTGGGAACTCAACCTCTACGACGACATCGCGGACGCCATGAAGGCCGCAGCCATCGAACTCGACACGCCCATCAAGTGGGGCGCGGCGTGGACGGTGCAGGATATCCGCAAGTGGCACGGCACGATGGCGTCGGCCATGAACTCCTACATTGACGAGCGGCGCAAAGCGGGGCGCCGCCCGTTCATCGACGGCCCGCATTTCGAGCTACCATGAACCCACTGATCCTCGGCCCGCTCTTTGAGATGGGCAAGACCCTGCTCGACCGGTTCGTTCCCGACCCCGAGAAGAAGCGCGAAGCGGAGGCCGAGTTCCTGCGCATGGCGGCCGAGGGTGAACTCAAGCAGGTCATCGCGCAGTTGGAAATCAACGCCCGCGAGGCCACGCACGCCTCGGTGTTCGTCGCCGGCTGGCGGCCGGCGTTCGGGTGGTGCGGTGCGCTGGGGTTCCTGTACGCCACCATCGGCCAGCCGCTGCTGGCCTGGGGCGCTGCGATCAAGGGCTGGCCTGCGCCGCCTGCTTTGAACCTCGATCTGCTCTGGGTCGTGATCACCGGGATGCTGGGGATCGGGGGCCTGCGCACGTTCGAGAAGACGAAGGGTGTGACGAAGTAGGCTAGTGCCTCTCCTGCGGCAACCCCCGCAGCAGTTCCCGGTACGCCACCAGCGCGCAGGTGACATCCTGCTGGCTGAAGTCGAGCTGCATCTGCAGGCGCTTAATCTCGTCGGCCTGCTCGCGCATCTTCTCCTGGGAGTCGCGGGCGAACAGGACGAGCGATTCCTTGCTCCAACTGTCGAAGTCGGCCATCACAGATTCCCCATCGCCAGCAGCACCACGATGCACACGGCGCAGATCGCCGCCGTGGCGAGCAGCGCATCGTCAATCACGACCCTGAGCATATCCTGCTCGGGCTCGTCCAGGCCGACTTCGGTAGCCGCTTCGGCCGCTTCGGGGTGGCGACCCTGCTGGTCGCAGCCGCGTGGAATCATGGTGTGATCTCCTTGTAGAGTGTGGCGCTCGGCCCGCACGGCCCATCCGGCAGCCTGGCGTCGATACAGTACCCTGACCCGTGCGCGCCGCCCTGGCGCAGCATCGTGCAGCGCAGGATCGTCTCGCCTTCGTAGGGTCGGGTCAATAGTGCATTCCCGCAGCGCATGCACTGCTCGCGCTGCTGCCACCATATCTCGGTGGCCGGGTGGGGTTTCAGGAATCTGCCGTCGATCTGCATTGCATTCTCCTTGCGAACTCGGCCATCGGTTCCTGCGCGATGGCCTGCACCGCGTATGCCTCCTGTTCGCGTCCGGGCGCCTTCTCACCGTACCAGTCGCAGTATTCCTGCCACACATGCACCGCCTCATGGACCAGCAGCCCCGCTACCTCAACGGGATTTCGGTTCGCGTAGTCGTTCATACACACGACGGCGCATAGGTTGCCATCCGTGTTACTCAGGTGATGCGTGGTGGCAGACGCCTGCGGTGTTGAAATCCAAGACCCGTAATGCTTGCACTTTATGCCCCGCATGGCAGTTTCGTACTCGGCTTCGCTTAGACACAGCGTGAGGTACGGCCCAGGCGCAGCAATGCGTCGATCAAGCCATCGGTTTTTGTCAGAACGAAGGGTTGCCATCGTGGTCGTCCTCGTCTGGAAGCTGGATGCCGTGGCGGGCTAGGCGGTCGGCGGCTTGGGCGCGGATGGCGGCGGCAAACCACTGCCCATGAGTGTATGGATCACACACCTTCGCACACGCCTCGCGCTCCTCCAACCGAGCCTGCTCGGCCACGGCGCAGAACTGCGTGGTCCGCTGGCCCTGGGCGCACTGCCGCCAGCCTTCGGAGATCATGCGGTTGCGCTCGGCTGCGGCGACGAGGGCGGCGAAGCGATACCGGGTG